TCCAACTTACCTAATATGTCTTCTAGGTCTGCCATGAATGTATTAAATTCATCGACTTGGACGTTGGTACGTTTACGCCATTGCAGTAGCAAGGTCTCTGTTTCATTTAAACAGTCCTCGAGATCCTTAGAAATTGGTCTTAATACCAATGTGACATATAAGTCAAATAAGGCCCGAGTCGGGAATTGTGAGGTTGGAATCCAACCTCCTGATCCCGAGCTTCTGCTGAAAGAATCTCTTCGAGATTTAATTAAAGCAAGCAACCGTTTAGCAGCCCACTCACCCATCTGAGCGTAGATATTATCTATGCTCTCCTGGGTGGGTTGCCCTCCTTCGATCAACCAGGTCTCTTGGCCCAACCAGCGAAGCCAGTTGGTTCCTAAGACTCCTGATGGTCTAGTGAGGAAAACAATAAGACCTTGCAGTCTTCCGCGGTGATGCAGAGCACTTTGTAATCTACCAAGGGCTCGATATCCGAAACCTAGGGTTCTCGCAACGTCTTTAAGACGATGAGAGAATACCCCCGGTAGGGCAGTTAAGATCCCTTCCATCACTGGAAGATTTCTTAACCCCGCCGCAAATCCTTTTAAGGAGATGGGCGAGGCCTCTACCCCACGGATGAAAGTCTTCTTGGCAAATTCAAAGCTGCCGTTGTTGGAGACAAGAGACTTCGTCTCTTGAATCTTGACTCTGAGTTCTTTTGTCATAATGGCAAAATACTCGGATGCAACGGCTGCATCTGAAATCACCACATCATCCCCAAGTACTGCATACTTCGTAAACCAAGCAACAGTCCCAAACACTCTATAAGCTGCCATCTGTATGATAAAATGGTGAGTAAGTGCTAACATCGCCCATGAAGAGTAGGCGCCCATTGGTTGACCCGCTGAATAGCGGACTGATGCAATATCAAGTCCGTACTTTTCAGCTGTTCTAGGGTGGAATTCATAATCCCGCCCTACTAACAAGGTCGCCCATAAGCGCGCTACTTTTTCACCTAATATCTCTTCCAAAAGGGCTTGCTGGATAGCAAGTGGTAAACGGTCGGTCGCGGAAGATAAATCATATGACCAATGGTCATTGAATCCCAAAGAATTTAAAAGTTCAATGGGTCTCCGTTGATCGAACGTTCCATCCTGAGGAATCTTCTCAAGAATTGAGAATATCCACTTGTGGAGAGGGTATAGGATAGATTGAGTTAGCACATCCACAATTGCTACCACACGGACTTTACCGGCTGGCTCCTCAAGAAAAGCAAGTTTTCCAAGATTGGAGAAATTGCCTGGATTCGCCCAACCCCAAGGGGAAAGCTTCCCCCAAGGGTTGGTGTACGCCATCTTAAAAAGGTCTTTAATAGGCTTATTATCAAAGATGACTGTCCACTCTTTTAGGGTGGGTAGTAATCCTGAGTTCATCCAGACTGATACGGAAAAGAAAATGTGCCCTACATTACTCGCACGGCGTTTTTCCCACGCTTTATTTAAGCGTTCCTTAAGGGAAAGCTCTGATGGACGGAGTCCTCTCCAGAGACCAGCAACGAATCCAACACCATCTGGATTTTCTTTTAGAACTTCCAAACGTGCTAGTAAATTCTTGTTAGTCGAGGCCGGTTTCCCGGAATCGGCATCATCCCTCGGATGATTAGCAAGGTCTAGCCAAAGTGGATCTTGGAAAGCGCTGAGAACGCTATGGGAAGATAGAGGTCCCGATTTGGTAATCGGGAGTATTCTATCAATCCGTAATGTAGGACGTTTACTTGCCTCATCAAAATATCCCAATCTTTCCTTTAGGTTTGATCCTAATGGATTCAGTTTGACTAAATTAGCCAATATCCTCCAAAAGATTGGGACATATTTTACATGACTCATAAAATCAGCTTGCCGATATAGGCAAAGACTTGTAATTGAGGATAAATTAACTTTCCCCGGCATCTCGATTACTCGATAAATGCCAAAGATTGTTAAATAAAGCCTAATTACATTAGTATCACCTAATCGAATAGCTCTTCTATGAGTCTTGTTGATGATTCTAGGGAGTCCTCCAGCGGTCCTTGCAACACGAGGACCTATCGACGATAGGTCTGAAATGCGTTGCCCTCCGGCAGATTGTTGAGTGATTATTGAGCATACTTTTGTATACTTCACTAAACCCGTCGCACCCTGTGAACGATAAATCTTTCGCAGACGACGAGTTACTGTGAGGACTGAGGTTGCCCACATAGGAGTATATGAACCAACTGCTAGGGGGATTACTCGTAAGAGCATTCTCCCTAGCACGCGACCGCCTTTTAAAGCGGTCTGCCAATCAAAATCTTTTCCGGGAGTTATTAAATCCCAAGAAAAGTGATGTTGCAAATTACGTCGTAATTTAAACATTAAGTTTACTCAAGTTTGTTAAAAATGAGAGTGACTATTTTGACCTTCAGTTTCCGGTAAACCGGGCTGCAGGCAGCTCGAATGAGCTCGGAGTTTGGTTTCTCCTTAGGCTTAGACAGTCATATATTGGGTCTAAAGGCCCCCCTGGGTTTCCCCAGGTTTTTACGATTTCATACAACGTACGAAGTCAACCTTTAGATGCTCCCAGTATACAGAATGTATCGCCCAACAGGGTCGGGACCCTTTAAGTATCAGCCTAGGCTGAGGCATTTCTGCCATGACTATGAAGGTTCTCAATCCTGACCTGCCTGGATGTTTGTCCAAGGAACTGGATCAACCAGCTCGTTGTGACCTCCACAAGGGTTTAATCACAACCAAGATTGCCGCATCTCTGCGTTCATAGTTACCTATGTAAGAACAACCCCCTTACGGGATTGTTCCCCCCTATACCTCCTTGTCACCGGGCAA